TGATTCCATAATATTTTTATCTGCTTGTCTTTGCAATGCCGCTTGGTGTGTTTTCGCAGTTAATTCTTTATACTCAGGAGTACCAAACTTAGGACCACCAAATATTCCTGTAAATGCACCAACACGTTTACCCTCAACCATCTGCCTAGCTACCATAGTATATTTACCCATCTTAGCTGCTGCTGAAGGACTAGCTGCTAGGAAAGCGTTGATAGACTTTTGATCTTTAGGTCCATTATAGCCTAACGCTGGGAGTATTTTGTTGTGCATTGTCTCAGGTTTGAATCCTGCAAATTTTTTAGCCATATCTTATTTCCCTATTTGCATCCACAGTGATGCGGCTATGAATGTTATTACTGCTACAGTTGACATCTTTACAATAGTTGACCACACCCCTCTTCGTGTGTCACGCCACATTTCTAGTAAGTTACGCATTTCAACTATGTCTTTACGAGCATCGTCATCATGTAGTCCTACTTCACGCAATGCTGCTGAAGCACCACGTTTGGCTGCACGATCTAGCATATCTTCTAGTTCTTCTGGTGTGATACTAGACATAGCTTGACATATCCTCGTTTGTTACGTTCATTATTGAACCATCTTCGTTATCATAATATTTATTTACTGTTAACCATCTAGCGTAAGATGTTCGCATTGCTCTTACTTTACTGGCAACATCAGCTTCTGCTACTTCTGTAAAGTTATCTCCATCATTAATAGAATACACATTATACACATTATCAGAACTACTTAATTCGTTTATCTCTATGTCTGTCAAAGGTTCACCTGAGTCGTAACCAATCACATTTCCAGTGGATAACTTTATAGTTCTAGGATTTATCATAGGCTTCACAACACACCAAGTTGTAGGCTTACCATCTAATGTTAATTTCATATTTGTAACTGCCTGTTCAAGCTGTGTTAAACTGCTGTATGCGTCTGATGCGTAAGTGTATTTGCTCATTATGTTGATCCGTAAATTGTACCACTATTACTTAGTGTTCTTGAAGTTCCTGATATAGCTGCTCCACCATAACCTCCTGATCCATATGTATTCATGGCGTATCCTCCTGACGCACCCCAGCCGCCACCGCCACCGCCACCCATTGTAGGTTGACTATCTTGGTAATCGTAACCTCCATTACCGCCACCGTTATTTCCACTACCGCCAGCAGCCCCATTAACACTGAAAGCATTACCTCCAGCATTTCCTCCAGATCCTCCTGATCCTGGTAAAATACGTCCTCCTGCACCTGCATCACCGTAATATTCCTGCCCTGCAGTACCGCCAGCACCACCACCAGCACCACCACCAGAACCTTTCAAAGCATAACTTGCCTGTGGACCTGTATAAGCTCTCTCATAACTACCATTTGAGCCTGTTGCATTTAAAGCTCCTCCAGCAGCATTAGATCCTCCAGTAATTATTTGAGTATTACTAACGGAACTTGTAAAAGCCCCTCCTTTACCACCAACACCACCGCCAGCACCGCCTCCACCAGCACCAGCGCCACTTTGCCACATACCTGAAGCATGGGTAGGTGTTCTAGAACCGCCACCGCCACCTCCCCCTGCGATGTAAGCACCTGATGAATTAGTGATTGTAACACCGCTTGACGTAACGTTTATAGCAGCACCAGCATCCAAAGCAGTTGACGATATGGTACGATTGGAGGGTTCAGTATGAACAGGGGAACCTCCTTTGCCGCCACAACCTATTATCTTGCCATCATTTATAACAGTACATGGTATGTCTATAGTTAAGGCAGCGTGTGAAGCACTATCTGACCAAACCCACATATTAGACGGAACTCTTAGTGTACCACCAGATGAGATATAGCTTGATGCAGTAATACGTTTAAGTTGCGCCTGTCCGTTTATTGTACTACCACTAGTAGGTAATGATGTCTCTGCTGCTTTGCCGTAATACTCTTGGAAGTTTTGTGAAGTGTTAGCACCCCTACTAATTAACTCACGAATATCTGCATCATTTACAGAACACAAAGTACCACTAGTGCCACCTACTTCTACGTGCATATCGTTTAAACTAATAGGACCGCTAGTTTGTAGTGCCATTATGTTGATCCATAAATTGTGCCGCTATTGCTAAGTGTCCTTGATGTACCTGTTATAGCTGCTCCTGCATTTCCACCCTGGCACTGGACAGACGTAAAAGCACCCCTGTATCCTCTGCCTCCTGCTGCACCCCAGCCGCCTCCACCACCAGAACTACCTGTGTAACCGCCTACTGAATTTCCGTTACCGCCAGCTTCGCCTCCTGCACCACCGTATGACGTAGTAGCTTGTGATCCCCTGGGTGGGGAGTTTACTCTAGTGCCTGGAACTATTCTACCTCCACCATAGCCTGATGGAGAGACACCATCTTCATTAACAGTATAAATACCTGGACCACCAGCATTACCACCATAGTTGTAGTCTTTTGACCAAGTACCTTGATTTGAAGAAACCTTCCATCCACGTTCATTTAACGCACCACCATAGCCAAGTCCAGGACCGTTCCAGTTATTTGTTCCGTATATTTGCCAAGTAGCATAATCAGGGCCGTTAGTAGTATAATTAGGATATCCAGTTCCTCGATTATCGTAAAAAGAATTTGGGCCAACCCTGAAACCCCCTTCTGCCCCACCAGCACCGCCTCCACCGCCAGAAGCTGTGTTAGCTGGCTCAACGTGTGCAGCACCACCACCGCCTCCTCCACCACAAATATATGCACCAGAGCTATTTGTAATAGTTACTCCTGAAGATGTAACGTTAATAGCAGGGCCACCATCTGAGCCAGTGCCTAAATTTGTTGTGCTATAACCGCTATTGTAAGCTGCAGCAGTTGGGTGTGGTAAGTTTTTTATCCTAAGACCAGAACCGCCTTGACCACCTTTGCCTATTATTTTACCATCGTTTATAATAGTACAAGGTATATCTACAGTTAGTGCTGCTACTGTCCTGTCATCTGACCACACCCACATACTTGAGGGTATACGTAGAGTACCACCTGATGAGATGTAACTGGATGCTGAAATTTCTTTTAATTGTACTTGTCCATTTACTGTGCTTCCACCAGTAGGTAAACTTACCTCATTAGACTTGCCGTAGTATAATTGTAAACTTTGATTTGCGTTATTTCCTACGTTTATCAGCGCACGAAAATCAGCATCGTTAAGAGAGCAGAGAGTGCCACTAGTGCCACCTACCTCTACGTGTATATCATTTAGACTAATAGCACCACTAGTCTGAAGGGCCATTACTCACACTCACACTTTTTACACTTACACTGTTCTAGTTCTGCTTTTAATTCTTTTACAGCCTCAATAAGTACACCTACTAGATTGCCATAAGCCACAGATAAATACTCACCTTCTTGTACAACCTCTGGCATAACTTGCTGCATTTCTTGAGCTATAACACCTGTGCTACGCTCACCATCTTTGTCATACATAACACCACGCATTTGTGATACTTTATCCAGCGCACCTTCAATAGTTTCTACATTTTCTTTTAGTCTTGCATCTGAGAAAGCTGTAATGTTACCTGTTGCTGTAAAAGCACCTGCTAGGTTATTGCCGTTGTTTGATAGATTACCCAAGCCTACCTCTGCAGGAGTATCAACAGTACAAGTAATAACACCAGTGCTGTTGTTATAAGATATACCAGTACCTGCAGACAAAGCTGCCCTAGCAGCAGTTTGTGTACCGCTTCCAGAATCAGTAAAAGTTCCACTGACAGTTAGATTACCTGCTATTGTAGCATTCTCATCTACAGTAAGTGTATCTGTTTTTACTGCACCATCAAAGTAGGCATCCTTGTATTGTAGTGCCGTTGTTCCTAGGTCTACAGCATTAGTAGTCTTAGGTCTAAGGGTTGCTGCTGTAGCAACTATATCTTGAGATGGACCTATAGTCTCAATAGGTGCGCCCTCACCTGCAGTGCCATCGTGAGTGTGGCCTGTACTAGCGTTAAATGCTGACTGTACCTGATTGTACTCATCGTTAAAATCATCAGCGTCAATAACGCTACCTGTGACTATGTTAGCTGCTGCTTGTCTTGTATAACCTGCCATTGTTACTGCCTATCATGTTCTCTGTACTCAAGCACCGCTGTGTCAAGAGTGAAGGTTGGGTTTGTTGAGTTATCTGTTATTCTCATAGCTACTGTTTTAAATGAACCTACTAAATTTTCTTTATAAATTTTATCTAAGTTACCACCATACTTAGTATTTGCACCACCGTATATCGAAGTAGATGCACCGTATAGACTTACCCCACCACCAGATGCACCTATTTGTATGAGTGGAGGTTGAATAACTCCAGGGTCATTCTTAGAGTCGAAGTCTATAGAAAAGCTTACATCAAGGTTCATAGTTCCTGTAGGCTGTGCATACAACGTAAGCTTGTACATAGTTTTACGTATCTGTGGATCAGTGATGGGCATAAAGGGAGATTCATATATAGCCTCAATGGGTGAACCATCAAAAGTATTACCTGAGTCCATCACATAACAAAAGCCATCATCATTACCAAAGAGAACAGTTTCTGTTGCACCTGAATATGTACTATCCGCTACGTTTACTTTTAACCCTTTTGTTCTTGACCAAGCTATACCACTACCACCCTGTGCAATAAACTTGGTTGCTATCAGACCTCCAGCAGCAGGTGCTTGCACAGTAGGTATGTATGCAAATATTCTATACTGAGATTTACCTCTAATTAACACAGAGCAGAATGTATCTGTTTGTGCTATAAACTCTTGAGCATCTTTATATATCTGATCTGATGCAACGTCAAGAGCAAAGTCACCAATACGATCAGTAGCACCAAGTAAACGTACACCATCAGGAGATAGATATACTACGTCACCACCAAA